ATGTCGTCGCCCGTGCCGACCGCGATGTCCGTGCCGCCGGTAGTGTTGCCGTTAGCCAGAATCTCAGCGAGCGTATCAACGGTTCCGACTTGGCTATCCACGTAGGCTTTGATGGATTGCTGCGTAGCCAGCGCCGTGGCGCTGTCGGAGGCCATGTTGTCTTCGTCGAGGATAGCCGTGACCGTAGCACCCGACGCCAGCGCAAGGCTGGTGTTAGCCGTCAGCGTCGTACCCGTAATCGCCGCAGGAGTAGCCCCGCCAATCGTAGCCCCGTCAATCGTGCCGCCGTTGATGTCCGTGGTAGTCAAAACAGAGCTTGCAAGGGTCACTACACCGGTCGAGTCAGCAATAGAGCCTGCAGAGGTACCGTCCTTGGCCTTCAGGTTGGTGACTTCGATGTTCGTGGTATCGACCGTGGTGGCCGCAACAGCAGTGACCAAGAGGTCTGCAAAAACCTGCGTGACTGTAGCCGAAGCGCCCGCGCCGTCGAACTTCAGAACAACATCTTTCCCATTCGGGATTTCAAAGTCGTTGCTGGCGTTGTAGGTGCCTTGGAAGACGATGACCGAGCGGCTACCGCTCAGGCTGTTGCGCATGTGGACGATCTTTTCGGCGTCGTTGGGCGTCAGTTGGACGTAAGCCGTAGCCCCAAGATCGCCGCCATCGGCGAAGTCGATAAACTTGTTCCGGCCATCGGAGGAGGCACCGTCCGTGATCGCAAGGGTGTTAGGAGAACCCGAGGTCCCGGCACTTGCCAAGGTGACCGTAACGGCGCCATTAACGGCTTGGTCAATCAGATCGAAGTTCGTGTTGGTGGTCGTGCCCCAAGTACCGGACTGCTCACCGGTTCCGATCTTCTCAATACCAAGGTTGACGGTATAAGTGCTAGCCATCGTTAAATCCTCTAAGCCGCGATTTCTGTCCAATTAGGCGTCTGCGCCGCCGTTTCTTCCGCCCAAGACGGACTCTGACTCGGTGTTTCTTCCGCCCAACCGGGCGTTTGACTAGCGGCGTCCTCTGCCCAAGACGGACTTTGTGACGGTACTACAGGACTATAGGACGGATTTTGGTCTGGGACAATTTTACCCCAAACCAATACAGTGCCCACACCGCCTGTGGCGGCAAGGCCGGTAACGTCTACATTAGCTCCAGCGCTAGTGGTGACAGTGCCCACCGCACCGGTAGCCTCTAAACCCGTAACCTCAATGGTTTGGCCGAGGCGAACCGTGACGCCACCAACTGCACCAGTAGCCTCAAGGCCAGTGACCGGAGTATTGGCCTCCGCAATGACCGTGACGGAGCCTACCGCGCCTGTGGCCTCAAGGCCCGTGACCTCCGCATTAGCGTCAGCAGTAACCGTGACGGAGCCTACCGCGCCTGTGGCTTCCAAGCCGGTAACGGTGACATTGGCCTCGCCAACAACAGTGGCAGAGCCGACAGCACCAGTGGCCTCTAGGCCTGTGACATTGATGTTGGCGTCCGCAGTAACCGTAACGCCGCCCACGGAACCGGTAGCTTCCAGACCCGTGACTGGAACATTCGCTTCTGCGTCAATAGAAACGGTGCCAACAGCACCAGTGGCCTCTAGGCCGGTAGGAAAGACGTTAGCTTCGGCAACAACTGTTACAGAGCCAACAGCGCCCGTTGCCGCGACGCCATCGACGTTAACGACAAGAAGTGGGGTGCCCCAGGAGCCTTCACTCCATCCCGCTCGACCCCAGCCCTCATATAACGTCGAGCCCGCCATGAGAGGGCTTAGGCGATACGGATGATGGCGTTAGTTGCGTCAGCCGTCGGGAACACTACGGTAAAATCACCTGCGGTAGACGTCTTGTCTGCCCCAAAGTCCAATACAACCGCCGTCGGATTAGTGACGGATATGGACGTCGTGTTGGGCGTAGTGTTGTAAATCAAAGCGCCCCGGGCAGTGATCGTCGCGGTAGAAAAAGTCAGGTCCGCAAAATCGGTGAAAGCCGTGGTCCCGCTGCTGGTCGGATCGACGTTTGTCAGCGTCCCACCGCCCGCGGAATAGCCCGTACCGCTCACCTCGTTGGTGGCAGTGTAGGCGGTCGTAGACGCATCAAAGCTGGCGGAGTTGGTGTAAAGGGCCAGCTTGAACGTGTCTGCGCCATTCGCGAAGTCGTGAACGCCAAACAAAAGTTCCTTCTTGAAGGACGTACACATAAAATTGCCGCTGAAGGCCATGTCACAGTCTCCTTACGAGTTCAGCCAAATCTTTTTGGCCGGCATCAATCAACGCATTGTATACGGTAGTCCGGTCGCTGCGGATGGCTTGCCGCATATAGTATTCTAATACTTTTACCATCCGACGGCGAAAGGCTTGAGCCTGATCGCGAATTACCGGATTTGCGTCGTCAGAGATGGAAATAATCTTCTCAGCACACAGCTCCGCCACTTCTTCTGGGCTGAACCCGCGGTTATCCGTGGTCCTAACCTCGACCTGAAATTCCGGGTTGAGCTGTATAGGGTCTATCTTCATTGCTTCGGCCTAATAACCATGCCCGCACGGTACTCGTCCGTAACCTCTTTAGCTTCCCCAAGCTGTTTGAGCGACCCAAGCGCCTGGGTAAAGTTTTGCAGATACATCTGCATCATGTCCTGCTCACCTTTCATAAAGGTGTAGGCCTCCACCAGGGAGCCATACAGCATGGCAACAGACGCATTCTCACTGAGCCAAGTCGTACCGGAATCGGCCCCCGCTGTTAGGCTTGCGGGGCGATAGTAATAATGCAGCTCAGAGGTGTAGGAGCTGTCCGGGGTCGGACCCAGGATAAAGTTGTCAATGTCGAAAACGGCGTAGTAGCGCGGGGCGCCGGTGGTGGCCGAGTTTGGGTTAAAGGTCTGGACGTAATCGACGTCTTTGAAATCTACGAAGACCTGTTCACTGCTGGCATTTGTGAAGGACAACGAAAAGGGTGCCAGGAAATCCGTGGGAACGGCCAAATACTGGTTGGAAGCCGTCATAGACCCGCTCACGTTCTTTCGGAACAGGCTGAGCTGGACGTTCTTCAGGATGCGCTCTTCCGTGTTCTTGATGAAAATCGAAAGGTTGTTAACGAACGTCGTCTCGTCGTTCTCGGCGTAGTCCTGAATCGCCTGCTTTAGCTCACCGTATGTAAAGCTCATGTCGTCGTCACCGTTACGCTACCGACCTTGCCATAAACCACCGTGGGCCGCGGCGCGGGCTGCTCCACCGTGGGGACGCAAACGTAGACGTTCAGGGGCTCAACGCGGTCCGGGCGCGCATTGCGCAAAGCCTCCGGGTCCACCACCTTCCGAAACGGTCCAAGTTGCGGGTGCTTCGGCTCCCACTCGTCCTTACCGACAAGCAAGCCGTTCCACTCTTTCCGCATGTCCTGATAGCGGTATCGCTGCCCTGAGCGATCCGAGATCGCGTAGGCGTATTTGCCTGACGCAAACTTAGCCATCAGACCGACCTGAAATACTGGTTCTGGGGCACGACGTTGAAGGACGCACGGTCACGGTCCTCCTGCATGGCGCGCTCAAACTCTTCCTCGTACACCGACTTCAAAAGCTGGATACGGTTGGGAGCGCGCTTCATGGCAATGTAGTAGGCCAGCCCGGCAGCAAGGCAGGGGTAGAAGCGGAAGGGCATATCCATGGTGTTGGTATACGTGTCCGCATCATCCATGCGCGTCAGGCAGTCGTAGATCACCACATCCGTGCTGTTCTCGGCCACGGGCCAAAGCTTCAGCACAGGCGTGTTCTGGCGATCCAAGAAAAATTGGTTCGGACGGCTCTGGGTGGTCTTGTTCGGGATGGTCAGGTACTCGTCCCGGGATAGGCGCTCCAGGGAGTAATCCGTATCGTCGCGACGGACAACCACAGACAGGACGTCAATCACATCGGCATCCAGAGTGTAATTGCCCGTCCCGGCAACCATCGTCACCGTGCGGTTCTTTATGGTCCACTGGTTCAGACCGCGGTTTGCCCACTCAGCCAGCATGAGATTGAGCGAGCGCCGTGCGGTCTTCATGTCGTAGCCAGTACGAACCTCCAACCCACAACGCTCAAACGCCTCCTCAATGTAATCGGAGACGTCCAGCTCAAAGTCTTTGCTGCCCGAAGTAGCCATGATCAGTCTGCTTTAACCAGCTTGTAGCCCTTGTCCTTAGCGGCTTTGCGGAGATCAGCGACGGTCATGCCGCCTTTCGCCATCATTTCAGGTTTCTTCGCCATACCGCCCCCACGCATTTTCTTTGGAGCACCGCCTCGCATCATCTTACGCGGCTTCATCGCCATGAGTTAGCCTCCTGTAGAGTTCGGCTCGTTTGGCAAAAAGGTCTTCGACGTCATACTTGTCGAAGTAGGTATCATAGTAGCCGTTCTTCGCCAGCTTGTCTGCGGCATCCTGAACCGTCGAAAGGCGCTGAAGGAAGATTATCGCATAAGGCTCATCTATGACATGGGTGAATGATTCATCGTCCAAGTATTCATTGGGCTCGTCGTCTGGGTGAAACCCCATCAACCAAAAGTCACGGTCTATGAAAAACCCGTTTGCGATAGCTTCGTTCAATGAATCAAGGTATTCGTGAAAACGCTCGGCATCCGCCTCATAGTTGCGATCAACAACTAAAAGTACGTCCAGCGTGTCCTCCCACTGAGATATGCAGGAGTACAGCTCTTGGTAGCTGTCTTCATACTTAAACTTGAAGCCCACGCGCCCATCTTGCCAAGCTTTCTTTGCGTAAGGACAGGACGGTAGGTTGTTGAAGAACTCATTCTCCACCTCCAGAACAGAGGCAGACCAATCACGGATTTCCTCCGCAATCTTGCGCTCATCGCCCGTCAGGAAGGCGGCCGCCCTCATACCCGCGTGACCGAGCCTTTGGTCACTTTGCGGCGGTCGTTCAGTACCGAGCCGCAGCCCCGGGCGATCACACCGCCTTTGCGCTTGCGTACTACCCGCGCGCTTTCAGTATTTGCCACAACCTGCTTGCCTTTAGCGCCTTCTCGCTTCTTTTTGCGAGCTGTCAAAGCGCGCTGAGACTTACTAAGACTCTGCGCCTTGCTTCGAGGCAAACATCTATCTGGGTTCTTCTTATTTTTTGAAGTACCACACTCGCCCGCGATGTTACCCGAGCTATCAATGCGTACCCATTCTTCATCTAGCCACTCCTGAAGCTTGCCCATCAGCGTCCCTTCCGCTTGCCGCCCTTGGATTTCTTGGCGTAATTGGGGTCTTTGCAATACTTCGACGCCGCCAGATTGGCATAGGCGCTGGGATAGGTGTCAAAGGTGCGCTTCGCCCAGGCCTTGCCTTCGGGGCAAATCTTACTGCCCTTGCTCTTCTTGGGCACAGCCCCGCCCTTGCGGAAGTAAGTGACGCCGCACTTGCTAGGCTTGGGACCAGTGCGGACGGCAGGCATTAAAGGGCTCCCAGGAGCTTGGTCAGCAAGATAGTGAGTGCCGGGCCCAGAAGGACAGCGAACACAATGGCCCACAACCGGCCGTCGAACTTGTCGATTTTTTTGTCCATCTTTTCGATGGCGTCGCTATTCTCAGAGAGCTTTTCTTCAATGCGCTGATACCGCAAGCTGCACTCGGCCTCATGCTTCTCTAGCCGAGCAAGTAAGTCTTTCATGGTCAAGCGAGAAGGGTCTAAAACGACCTTCTTGCTACCACGCTTTGCAGCTCCACCAGCGCGCGCTAAACTTGTCTTTTGCTGAGGCACAGTTATGTCTCGCTCGGAAGTTACGCCGGCGGCCCGGCTGATCTTTTTTGATTGACATGTTTGGATCACCAAATCGGACAAGTTTGACCTCGTTTCCCTTTTTGGCAAGTACAGCAGACTTCTTAGACTTTCCAGGGGTCCGCTTAGGCTTATTGTATCCAGCAAAAGTTTCCCCCCTGTACTTGAGCCGACCCGAAGGCAGGCGCGTTACATCCTTAGTTGTCGCCATTTAATTGAGACCCATTAAGTATGTAAACAAAATCAAGGCCCGCTGAGACCTCGATGTTGCCGCTGCCTGAATCTGAAATCGCTCGCACCTCGATGTCTGTCTTCTCTGTGAAAGCCAGAGGAAATGTGTATTTCTGGACAATAGCGCCGCCATCGACCTGAATCCCAAACTTGTCCTTGACCTGAAATACCTCCCCCGAGGGGCGAGCGACAATAGTGGTCGTCAGGAGCTTGTTGGAGGTCGTGCAGGCAGCGGTCACGTTGGTCTGGGAAAGATAGGCCGTATAGCCCCGTGGCACGGTCCAAAGCGCCATAAGACTCTGTCCGTCCCCTGCTGCAACCGTGGCGTACTTATTTGCGGGAACCCCGGCGGTCACGGTGCCAGTACCAGCGTAGATAACCCCGGCGTTGGTTCCTCCTGTTCCAGCGGAGCGGACAATCATTCGATAAACGCGCAGAAAAGACTGGGTAGTGTTGACCGCCGTCTGACCGCTTAAGGTGACCGTTTCATTGATCTGGTCATAGTCGGCGTCGAGGCCAAAAAGCTCGACGGTGCGGGCGCCAGTGCCTGCGGAGGTATCGTTTGCCGAAGAGCTGGAGACCTTGAGGACCGTCGCGGCGCTCAGGTAGCTGTAAAGGCTACCCTCTGCCCAAACAGTCTCTAAAGAATTATCAATGTCCGGGTTAAACCCAAACTTGAATAACGATTCGTGGTAAGCAACATGGCCGCGTGAAACCTGAAGCTCAAAAGGCTCGCTCGTTCCTACACGGCTTATTGAGGTGACTTCACGGGCCATGGCTTAGTCCTCAGTTGTACTTCTTCTTCAAGTACATGATCACCGTGTAGGTATCGCCGGAAGTGTGGCCGACGGTGGTGAAGTTGATGTCGCCGGTTTTGCCTGCCCCAGCGTTGTTCGTCAGGCCGCCAAAGTCGGTGTAATCGTGGTCCCCGCTCTGGTTCTCGCCAAGCTCAATGCAGAATTGATCTGCCGTGGCGTCCCAGAGAATCTGGACCTTCATGCCAATGCACTGCCACCACAAGCGCTCAATGACGACCCCCGTGCAGGGGTCGCCATCAACACTGGAGTTCAGCGCGGACACATCGACTTTGACAACCGCAGATTCACCCGTGCCATCACTGACATTGGTGAATTTCATGACGGCCGTCTGCGGGCCGTCAATGATGGTTTGGGTCGTTACGGCATCAGCCATGGGTTACCCCTTACTGATCAGCAAAGGCCGGCGCGGTCGCCCCGGTAACAGAGCCCCAGACGAACCAGTTGGTGCCGTCTTTCCCCATCACATTGATGACCGCAGACCCAGGCACGTTGACCTGAAGCTTGCTATTGGAGTTGACGACAGAAAAGACCACAGAGGCTGCGCCGTCATCGGTGTCGTTAAAGGCCACGTTACCAACGAAGTAGTTGGTGTCGGAGCCTGCGTCGATGATGAAGTCCGTTGCGTCAGCAGCAGAGCCGGTGTACACAAAGGTGAACATAGAGCCAGCCACCGGGGTCGGCAGGGTATAAGTGTTGTCCTGGGAGCCATCGGGAACGATGAGAACGCGACCGCTGTGGGTAGCGTTGGTCAGGGTGACATCACCATCGGCTAGGGCTACCGCCGCGCCGCCAAGGGTAGCGACCTCGGTAATCGCTCCAGTGGTGCTGTTTTTGCTTACCGTCTTGAAGGTGCTTTCAGAGCGGACTGCACCCGAAAAAGTCGTGTTAGCCATTGAGAATCTCCTGTCGTGGCTAGTGTCAGACCCAGGTGGGTCTGTCAGGGATCAGGTTTCTTTATACGCCCCTTCTGCACAAATAAAAAGGGGGCCCGAAGGCCCCCTCGAATCATCCAAAGATGATTTATGCAGCACCGGGGGTGCCAAACACGCAACGCCAGTCGGACACGCCGAAGGAGTAACGCTCACGCGCCTTAAAGCGCATGTTGCCGGTGTCAAAGTCCCCTTCCATTGCCGTCTTGATTGGCGAACGGTTGAAGTATTTGAAGCCGTTGGGCGCATCAGTCTTGATGAAGAAGGCGTCCGTGTCGGTGAGGAAGTGGTTAACCACCGCACCTTCGGGAAGCATCCCCATGGACTTCATGGCGTTCAGATCGTTGTCTGCCGTGCCAGAACGCAGGTTGGAGTTGATCACCCGCTCTGCAACGAATTGCAGCTCTTTCGGAATGATCAGCTTCGTGCCGCGAACAGCAATCTTCAGACCACGCTCATCCGTGAGCCCTGCAATGTCGATCAGCATCTGCTCAAGAGAGGTCTCATTGAGGTCAGCAGCCGTGGACAGCAGGTTACGCTGGTTGCCAGAAAGGCTCGGGTGAGCAGAAGAGCATAGCGCAGCACCATCGCCAATCGGGGAGCCGGTGCTGAACGCATTGTTCAGAATCGCAGCCGCCTTGATTTGCTTGGTCTGTGCCATGGAACGAGCCAGCGCCTTCGTGTACCGCGAAGCCAGACGATCATAGAGATTGTCTTCGATGGCCTCTTCAGTAATGGAGAAGGCGAGAGCAATCGTCTCATGCTGGTAGCGAGCCGTGTACGTCTCCTGGGCGTCGTCAAAGGTGATGGCAGTGCCCTCGCCCTTAACAGGTGCCGTGGAGAAGCCACCGAGCATCACTTCTTCTTCAAAGGCGCGGTCCGAAGACTCCTCCTCGAAGATTTCAGAGTGCTCGTTCTCATACCGGTTGTACTCAAGGCCGAAAAGGGCGTTGAGTCCGGGCTCCAGCTCTTTAGCTAGTTGTGCGCGTGAAATCGCCATTTGTCAGCCTCCTTAAATACCAGTCGAATCCGCAGTGGTCTGCGAATCGAATCGACGGGTGGCAGCGTTGAAATGGGCATTCAGACGCACGATCAGCGGGATGCCAGCAGCAGTGAAGTCGCTGTTAGCCTCGTCATCAAGAATCCCCACGATGCGAAGCGGCAAAGTAGCCGTGGTGGCAACGGAAGATACGCTCAATGCGCCGCTAGAAGACCCCGTATTAGTGGAGCCCGACCGAGCCGAAGTACCCAGCGAAGCGTTAGCAAACACGGTTGCCAGGGCCGTAGCACGGTCCGTAAGGCTGGCGTCGCTAGCGACTTTAAAGAGCTGGTTAGGGTTGTCAGCAACGAAAGCTTTGACAGGGTAGTTCGTGTCAACGCTCACGGAGCCGGACCCCGGCCAATAGTTCAGGAAGACAGGCTTCTTCTGAACCGAGTCTTGGTATTCAACGCCCATCAGCACACCAAGCGCTTGCGTGGTGCCGCCAGCCGTATCACCAGCTTGGTCAATGACGCCCGCAGCAAGCGGGACGACAATGCTGTACTGGTAGATAGCATTGGTGTTGTCAGAAGCGATTTCGTACTGAGTCACCCCAGTCGAGTTAACGCCGCTGCCAGCAAGACCGATAGGACGAAGACCGTAGGCAGTATTAGCATTTGCCATGACTAAAGTCTCCTATGTGGTCCTATTTCCGAGAACCACCGAAAGTTACACGGGATTGACGATCAGGCTTGCTAATCGTCATGGTTGAGTGTGCGTTCTCGCGCATCATGTCGTGGTCCACAGCCGCCATCTGATCAGCAGAGCGCTGAGCAAAATAAGCGGTGCGTTCCGCGACGGTTTCATCAGGAATCCGCGCAAGAAGCAACCCGCCGACCCCGAACACACCTTCGTATTTACCTGATTCAACCACAGGTGCCTCAAAGTCCGGGTACTCGTCCTGACGGACCAATTCCCAGCCTTCACGCATCTTGGCACTGACGTTCTTGCGATCATCAAAACCGCGCGTTTCCGCACGAATCCAACGATGCTTGAAGCCGTCAGGGGCAGGCGGTGCATCCAGCATTGACGGAGGAGCCCACGGCTTACGCCGAGCCGTTGCATCCCTTGTTTGTTTAGCGCGAGAAGTGCGCTTA